TGATTTCTTTGCGGCAGCGAACTTTTTGAAGTACTCAAATAATCTCAAGGTGATTCGAATCGAACAATCAGCCGAGACGAATTCAACCTCACAAGAGGCTGGAATCACTAGCATCAATAACTGCACTTATCCTAGAATAAACAATGAAGCAGAATTTGCAAAAATCGGCGGATTTTCTGGTCAAGATGGCATTGAACCAATAGCACATTTCCGCGCAAAGTATCCAGGAAACTTTGGAGACTCACTCAAAGTTATCGTTTGGGATGGTGCAACCAATGAAACTGATTCTATAACCACTACCACTACAACAACAGCATATACCGATTTCAACTTGTTTGGTGGATATAATCTTGCATCGATGGTTGGTATAAGCAGCGGAACTATTGGTTACACATTTGAAGTGTATAGAAATCTAAGCGCAAGCGAACAACTTTCTGCTGGTGGGGCGGAAGGGGCGGAATCAGCGGGAGGTCCACCTGGATCCGTTCCATCTGGTCTTACTCTCATAGGAATTACAGGTGGATCACACCAATATACCATAGTTAGTGTTGTACCCCCGAAAGATTTTAACGCCACACAATTCATTAATTCCCTTCCTTCAAGGGATTCATTTAAATTTTTCTATGCTACCGGAACAACTGGACAAAATCTTTCATCGACAAATAATGGAACTGATCCAAGTGGCAACAATAGCAACTACTATGTTTTGGAGAAAGTATCATCTGTTGGAACACACTTCAATCCATTTGGAGAGTTCAATTCCACAGTAAATCCACCGAATTCTATATTTGCTAAAATCAATCTCACCAACAATAATGTTGTTGATATTCTATTCTTGAATGCTGATTCAACGAATATGAATATAGGATTTAAAACTCCAATCCCCGGATCTATAACTAATCCCTCGCTATTTACAAACTTTCAAACATCGGGAATACCATCCAATTTTGGATCTTTGATTTATACTGGTGGTGATAGCACAAATCTATTCGTAACGTATAGAACTACATGGTCGCAAATATCATCCAGAATATTCAACAGTGTTTCTGGTACACCATCAACTTCAGTAAAGGGTTGGAATCTTCTTGTTGGTCTTACTGGTGGTGTAACATTTGTAAATACTGTAAATGGAACACAACAAGCCATTGGTATCACATTTGATGTTACTGGTGGATTGGCTGGAACACAACGAGACTTTGCATTCGGTATGAAGCAGTTTGGAAATAGTTCAACTGTAACAAATACAACCACAACAACAATAACCGAATCTTTAACATCAATTTCTATCTTCGACAAGATTCCAAATACCTCCGCATTTGCGTCTAATGTTGGTGGTTCAAACGATGAAATCAGTTTTGCGGTTATCGATACAGGTGGAAAGTTTGGAGCGAAGAACGGAGTGCTTGAGAGATTCCAACTTCTCTCAAAGGCAACCGATGCAAAGAATCTTGATGGTGAGTCTATCTATTACAAAGACTACATCAACAACAAGTCAAGGCTTGTCTACTGCACCAAACCATTTAGTTTAACTGGTGGCGGAAATGCTTCATCAAATGCAACAACTGCATTCGGTGATATTCAATACTCATATGTTGATGCTAGCGGCAGCACTTATACTAGAAAGGGATTCTACGAGTCTCAACTAGCACACGGAGAGTCTTCGCTAACAGGTCCGTCAACTCTGGAATATACGAAAGCATACTCAATATTTGCAGACGATGATTCAGCAGTTGATGTTCTGTTTGTTCCTGAGTCATCTGTTAGTAACGATGCATCTCAAGCAACAACTGATATGGTTGAAAGAATTGCATATGATACAGTCATATCACCACGCAAGGACACTGTTCTTGTGATACCAACACCAAAGCCCGGTACAGCAAATCAATATTCATCACAAACAGCAACAAATACCATCAACTTTAGAAAGAATGTATTGCAAGTTCCATCGAACTCATACACAGTTCTTGTTGCTGGTCGTAAAGTTTTCTTCGATACCTTCAACAATCAGTTGAGAAAGATGTCGCTCGCATCGGATGTTGCTGGAATTCTTTGCGCCCAAGAAATTCCTTGGGAATCTCCCGCAGGGTTCTCAAGAGGCTTTATCCGAAATGCTGTGAAGTTGGAAACAAACTTCAGCAAGGCAGATCGCGACGAACTCTACAAGAATGGAATCAACTTCTTTGTTCAGTTCAACGATGGTTCGGGAACTGTTCTTTACAGCGACAAGACCATGTTGACGAAGCCAAGTGCATTTGATCGCATCAATGTTCGTAGAGTGTTTATTGCCCTTGAGAAGGCTATTGCCAAAGCAGCCAAGTATTCTCTCTTTGAATTCAACGATGAGTTTACTCGTTCCCAATTCCGCAATCTTGTAACACCATTCCTTTCCAGTGTTCAAGCACAACGTGGTATTGCTGATTTCAAGGTTGTTTGTGATGAAACGAACAATACATCGCAAGTAATCGACAACAATCAGTTTGTTGCAGACATTTATATCAAGCCATTGAAGTCCATCAACTTCGTTCAGTTGAACTTCGTTGCTGTGAGAAGCGACTTCAACCTAACCACCATCGAATAAATAGACCATAGGGAGTAACAAAGAATGAACATCAAGAGATTTGCAAATGCAATGCAGGGAGCCGGTGTCAAGCCATCGCTCTTTGAAGTTCAAGGAAACATCGGTGGAAGCCAAAGTGCGCTCACCCCATTCCTTGTAAAGTCTGCATCATTACCAGGAACAGCATTGGGAACAATCGAAATTCCATATCGTGGAAGACGAATCAAAGTTCCTGGTGACAGAACATTTGGTGATTGGTCTATCACAATCATCAACGACAATAAGTTTCAGTTGCGTAACTTGTTTGAACTTTGGGTCAACAATATTCAAGCAATGGAGCGAAATGTTGCTTCGACAGAGTTCTCAAATCTAGCAGGACCAATATTCCAAGATTGGCAAGTTAATCAACTTGATCGTACTGGTACTCCAGTCAAGGCATACAAGTTGATTGGTTGCTTCCCAACAGACATTTCGTCAATCGATCTTTCGTATGAAGCAACCGATCAGATCGAAGAGTTTAGTGTGACCCTTGCTTACTCATACTTCACTTCAAACGTCGGTACACCAGACGCATCACCGCTTCCTGGTTTGAGTAACTTCACGCCTACAGTGTAATTTTATTTGGAGAAATGAATGGCTTTTGAACTTTTTGGTTGGTCGCTCGGCAGAGCGGGTGAAAGAATAGCCCCGAAACTTGAGCAGGAGGAAATCAAGACGAACGCATCGTTCGCCCCTCCTGATCTTGATGACGGGGCTATGCCCATTTCTTCTGGTGTATATTTTAGTTCGTACATGGATTTCGATGGTGGAATCAAGTCAACAGCAGACATGATTCGAAAGTACAGGGAGATGGCTCTCTATCCAGAAGTAGAGATGGCTATCGATGACATCTGCAATGAAGCAGTTGTCTATGATGACACAAAGCGTCCCGTTGAGATAGTAGTTGACAATAGAAAATTATCTCCAAAGATAAAGACAAAGATTGAAGAGGAGTTTGATGAAATACTCAGACTCCTCAAGTTTCAAGACAAGGGATATGAGATATTCCGTAAGTGGTACATAGACGGAAGACTCTATTATCACAAGATCATCGACAAGGAGAACCCAAAGAAGGGTCTTGTTGAACTGCGTCCAATCGAATCGACACACATCAGAAAAGTCAGAAATGTTCAGAAGAAGAAGGACAAGGCAACCAATGCCGATCTTGTCACCAAGGTCGATGAGTTCTTTGTCTACAGCGAGCGAGAAGAAACATCCACAACCACCGCTGCATTCACTCCTGCCACACCAACAAAGGGTGTGAAGATTGCCACAGATTCGATCTGCTACATTCACAGTGGGTTGTTTGACTCTGGTAAGAAAAGAGTCCTGTCGTATGTACACAAGGCATTGAAGCCACTCAACCAACTAAAGATGGTCGAGGATGCAGTTGTCATCTATCGTCTATCTCGCGCACCAGAGCGCAGAGTGTTCTATATCGATGTCGGAAATCTTCCTAAGAACAAGGCAGAGCAGTATCTCAAGGACATCATGAACCGCTACCGAAACAAGTTGGTTTATGATGCTTCTACGGGAGAACTAAAGGACGAACGGCGACACATGACCATGCTTGAGGACTTCTGGATGCCTCGCCGCGAAGGTGGCAAAGGAACGGAAGTCAGTACATTACCAGGTGGTCAGAATCTTGGACAGATGGACGATGTTCTATACTTCCAAAAGAAGTTGTACAAGTCTCTCAATGTTCCGATGTCTCGTCTTGAGACGGATCAGAACGGCTTCAACATGGGTCGCCAAGCGGAAATCACGCGAGACGAACTCAAGTTCTTCCGTTTCATCGAAAGACTCAGAAAGAAGTTTGCAGAACTTTTCCTTGATGCACTGAAGACTCAGTTGCTACTCAAGGGTGTAATCACGAAGGAAGATTGGGATTATATTCACCCAATGATTCGCTTCGATTTCCGTAAGGACTCCTATTTCACGGAAGCCAAGGAAAACGAAATCATGACGAATCGTCTCAATCTTGTGAACTCTGCCGATCCATATCTTGGCAAGTACTTCTCCAAGTCATACATTCAGAAGAATATCCTGAGATTGACTGAAGAAGAAGTTGCAGACATTAATGCACAGGTAGAACAAGATAGGCAGCAAGACCCAAACAATGCTATCCCAACACAGATTGCAACTCAGGCTACCACACAACAGATGACTGGCGATATTCAGATGCAGCAGCAGTTGCAGCAGCAACAGGCTCAAATGCAGATGCAAGCACAAATGGGTGGCGGCGAACAAACACAGAGTAATAAGAAACAATAGATAATAGAATCTAGGAGAATAAAATGTCCGACTCAAGAGATCTAATCAGAGCAATCATGGACGAAGATTTCGTCGCTGCTAAGGAACTTACAAACAGCCTTCTTTTCTCCACCGTTGCAGACAACATCGATGATGTTCGTGCAGAAGTTGGTCAAGGCATTTATGGCGATATAGATGTCAATGAAAACCTTATTGGTAATCAACACAAAATTGATATGAACAAGAATGGTAAATTGGACGCAAAAGATTTCAAACTCCTCCGCTCGAAAAAGAAGGGCTAAAAAATCATGCTACTGATTACAGAACACAACGAGACAAATATTCAGACCATTGCTGAGGATGCTGGCAACGGAAAGAAGAACTACTACATTCGTGGTGTGTTCATGGAATCCGAGCAAGTGAACAAGAATGGTCGCGTCTACCCACAATCCATCATGGAGCGTGAGGTTGAGAAGTACAATGAGAACTACATCAAAAGCAGCCGTTCTCTTGGCGAACTAGGACACCCACAGGGTCCATCCCTCAACCTTGATCGTGTTTCACACATCATCAAGGAAATGAACATGGATGGCACGGTTGTTTATGGCAAGGCAAAGATCCTCGACACCCCATTTGGAAACATCGTAAAGAATCTTATTGATGAGGGTGTTCGTCTTGGAGTTTCATCCCGTGGCATGGGTTCGCTCAAGCAAGTAAATGGAATCAACGAAGTTCAGGATGATTTCAGTCTTGCCACGGTCGATATCGTTGCAGATCCATCCGCTCCAAATGCCTTTGTAAACGGCATCATGGAAGGAAAGGAATGGGTTTGGAATAATGGAATTCTACAGGAGAAGACCATTTCCTCCTACCAAAAAGTTATAAAGAAGGCTAGTTCAAGAGAACTAGAAGAAGCAAAGTTAGAAGTCTTCAAGGACTTCATATCAAAACTCTAAATAATATACATAGGGAAGACAAAGGAGATTTCTAATGCCTCAGCCAGAAGAGTTCTACGAAGAAGAAGAGATCCTTGAAGACATCGATAACGAAGTTGACGAGGACGATACCATTGACGAAGAAGAGCCAGTCGAGGAGGAACTCCTTGATGAAGATGAAGAAGACTTCGAAGATGATGAAGAGTTTGACGATGACGAAGACTTTGAAGACGATGAGTCTGAAGAGGAAGATGTCACCGAAGAATACGAAGTTGCCATAGATGATGAAAAGTATGACGTTGACTTTGGTGGCGGGAAGATCAAGAAGTTCCCTGCTCCAGAGGACAAGTCTGCTCAGAATAAGGCAACCATCGCTTCGAAGGAAGGCTTCAAGGGCAAGGCAAAGATTCCTGACAAGACTGACTTCACTATGAAGGAACACCTTGTTGCCATGTTCGATGGCGAAGAACTCTCAGAAGACTTCAAGAACAAGGCAATCGCAATCTTTGAAGCAGCAATTAACGAGCGTTATGACGCAATCGTTGATAGCCTTGAAGAAGCATATGAGCAAACCATTGCAGAGAACACCGAGAAGATTCTTGATGAACTCTCTGGTCGCGTCAATGACTACATCTCATACATCGCTGAGGAATGGGTCAAGGAAAACCGCCTTGTCCTTGAGAGCGAGATCAAGGTTGAAATCGCAGAGAACTTCCTCAATGGTATGAAGGGACTCTTTGAGCAAAACTTCATCCAAGTTCCAGAAGAGAAGATCGACCTCATGGACGAACTCTCCGATGAGAACGAAGAACTCCGCGACGAAGTCAATGAGCAAGTTGCAGAGAACATGGAACTCCGCAAGGAAATCCTTGCACTTCGCTGCGATGATATCTTTGAATCATACTGCGATGGTTTAGCAGACACTCAAGTCGAGAAACTTCGCACTCTTGCAGAAGGCATTGAGTTTGATTCAGAGGAACTCTTCGAAGAGAAGTTGGCAGTCCTCAAGGAATCATACTTCGGAAATGCTCGTCGCGTCAAGGCACCAGCACCAGTCACCGAAAACCTCATCGAAGAAATCATTCTTGATTCAGGTGACGATGAGCAAGAAATCGCAGAAGAAACAACAGTAAACCCAATCATGCAGCACTACACGTCTGCATTGGCAAGAAAAGGTCTAAAGAACAGGTAAATCCTGTAGAAACTAATAGGAGAAATAGAAATGGGAACTTTCACACTAGTCGAACAACTTGAGCGTAAGTGGGAACCTGTTATGGAACATAACAGCCTCTCACCAATCAAGGACAACTATCGTCGCGCAGTCACTGCAA